CTTGCCACGGTTCACCCACTGCCGGATGGTGCCCTGGGGGAGCGCGAGGCGCCGGACCGGGTCGGAAAGGATGCGGGACACTTCCGCCGCGGTGCCCGATTGGAGGCCGGCGGCGTGCAGGGCCCGGTGCCGCCACTCGGACACGTCCCATGTTGCCCCGCACGTGGAGCAGCGGGCCTCCGGTTTCCCTTCGAGAGTGTAGACGGGGGTGCCGCATTCCTCTCCGGCCTCCACGGTCGGGCACATCCCGGCGAACATCCGGCGGGCGGCGGTGTCCATCGCCCGCCGGCAGTCCAGGAGCGCCCCGGCGAGTTCTTCCTTCAGCACGGGCGCCCAGTCCTGCGCCCGTACTTCGCGGATCCGTGCGAGCAGTGCGGACGAGGCCCGGACGGCGTGCGGTTCGCGGTGGCCGAGCGCGGCGGCCCAGCCGGTGAGGACGACGTTGAGGGTGCGGCCGGCGTCGTAGGCGCGGGCGTTTGTCGGTTCCATGGGGGCGGAGTGTCCGGAGGACCCGACGGACCCGGCGCCGACGTCGAGGCGGGCCGCGGAGGCCCAGAGCGCTTCGACGGTGGAGTCCACCTCCGCGAGGTCCTGCTCGAGCCGTCCAGTGCACCCGGTGCACAGGTGCATGCCCTGCCCGGTCCCCTTACCGCATCCCCCGCAAACGCTCATATCACACAGTTTACCGTGAATTCCCTAGGTTTACCGCCTAGGCGGCCGTGTCGGTCGATGCATCACTGCCCGGATGATCCACGGCCAGCCCAGGACGTCACATACCCGGTCCCAGAGTGGAGGGCGCGGATCAGGGGGGATCTGCGCCCTTGCTGCTTTGAGGCTAGCTTCGAGCGTGGCGAGTGATTTCTTCATGCTGTCGATCATGGGCGACGTCCGGGCCACTGCTTCCCGGAGGGCGGTAGCCAGGCGAACCGTGCCGGCGTCGGCGCCGAATGCGATGTCCCACTCATAGTGATCCGCTTCCCTTGACCACTCGCGTGTCCATCGGGAGGCTATGGCGATGTCCATTCGGGTCCGGTCTACATACCCTGCTATTTGGTGGACTTGATCCGTCACGCTGCCCGTGATCGTCATGCGCTCATCCTCTCAGGTTCCCCATGCTGGGGGCAGTCGGGGTCAGTGGGTTTGGGGTAGCGCGGGTTGTACCTCCACGGTGGGCAGGTGCAGCCGGGGTAGCGGTTGGTGGGGCGGTGCCAGAACGATTCGGCCCCGGTGCCGACGTCGGGGTGGTTCACCCCGTTACCGTCAAGAGCCATGGCCCACCGCGGCATGGCAGGTGTCGTCGCCGCAGTCCCACAGGGCAATGATGATGCGGCCCGTGATGGTCCAGCCGAGCATGATCGTCCAGCGTGAGTGTTCGTCGTGACCGCGATAGACCGGTACGAGCGTCTTCCATCCGAACCAGTACCGCTGCGGTTTCCAGAACCAGACGCGGCTCCTGTGGCCGAGCACGTACGCCCTCGCCTTGCGGGCCCTCCTCGCGTTCACTCGCGTTCCCCTCTCTCGTACAGGTCGGCGCGTTCCTGGTCGTGGATGGCGGGTTCGGCCACCTGTTCCCACTCGCCGCCGGGGCGTTTGATCCAGTGGGTTGTTTCCTGCTTGCGGGCGTCGTAGTTGGTGCAGTGCTGGGTGCCGTCTCCGTCCAAGCGTTTTCTGAACCAGCCGTAGTAGGCAGGAAAAGAGTCGAACGCCGGGCTATTGGCTACACGGTAGACGCCGGCGGGGACGTAGTCGTTGAGGTCTTCGCTCATTTGCGGCGCCTAGCAGCACGGTTCAGGCTGGTCACCATCACCGGGAGCGCGACCTCGTGCCACGCTCCTAGCCCTTGCTTGATGAACCGGCGCAGTTCGTTGCCGTTGTCATCCCGAAGCGAGTGCACGATGTAGTTATCGGCCCCCGCCACTATCTCGTAGTAGGACCATTTGCCGGTTTGGTCCGGCACTGGGGGTGCGATGTCTTGGCTCATGACGCCTCCAAGTTCAGGTGGATAGGTTCGATCTCGTAATCTATCGACGCATCCAAGGTGACGCGCTGGATTGTGCGGCACCAACCGCGTCCAAGGTCAGGGTTTTCGGCGGCAACTCTTGCCAGGCCCGGGGACGAATACGCCCCGATGAGCGATTGCTCGTTCTCGTCATGGTCGTCCCCGGATGTGACGATCCAAACTTCCTGCCCGCTCATCCCAGCCCCTTCCTTTCGTGGATCTTGGCTACCAGCGCCCGTCCCTCAATGTGCGTGGCGCGGGACCTGACGAACTGCTCATCCTGGATTAGCTGCTCTCGCATGGCGCACAGCGAATGGTAGGCAGACTCGTCTACGAGCGTGTTTTCGAGCCGGGTGATGCGCTCGCCCATCTCGTCCGCGGCTTCCCTGAGCGCCTCGGCCTGCGCCTCAGCGAACAGGGGAGCCAAGACAGCGGCGATCTCTTCTGGGCTTCCCCAGACTGCTGATGCGTCGTACTCGCCAACGTTTTCGTCTACCGAGAACTCTGCACGGAGCACCTTGGCGATCTGTTCCTGGCTCACTTGGATGCCTCCTGTTCTGCCTCTAGGCGTTGGCGAACCTCAGCCTCCACCAGCAGGTATGTCGGGTCATCCAAGTGCAGGTACTGGACCCAGAAGCCTCGCTTATCCAGCTCGGTCATCAGTGCCTCGCGCTGCTCCCTGGTGAACTTGGACTGGTCAAGGTACATGTCCGGGCCGCCCAGCTTCGGGATGGCCCGGATCGGCATGATCGTCCCGCTCAATGCTCGTTCCTTTCGTAGTCGTCGGCCAGCTCCTGCTCAGGTGCGGCGAGTGGTTCGCATCGGTGGCACTGCCCGCAAGCCTCACCGAGAGTGGGCCAGCAATATCCCGGGTGCCCGCTCATCGTTTGGCCCCGCATCGGCAGAATGCTTTTAGCTCCCAGCACCTGTGGCAATACACGCTCAGCCAGTGCCTCACGCGTCGTCCCCCAGCGCCTCGGTGAGCGCCTTGACCGCGTCCAGGGCCTTCACGCGGACACCTCGCGTTCTCCGGCGGTGCCGTCCATGGCCCATGCGGTCCCGCAGTCCTTGCACCGGACGCTGTCGGAGTCGTTGACCTCAAGGTCCCCGATGCCGTCCTCGCACACGGAGCAGGACGCGGAGATTACCCAGTCCACCTCAATGTCCGGGGCGCGGCCGGGCTCGTACTGGTCGGAGTGGTAGCGGCGGAACATCTCCAGCCAGAACTTGTCTTCGTCCTTGGCAGTGGGGTTGGGGTGGACGTACTGGGTGAAGGGGCAACCGTCAGCCGTGCAGTGAAGATGCTTGGTGCCGGTGCCGGTGCTGGGCTGGTGCGGGTTCAGGGCCGCGACTTCGGTGCTCATGGTGTTCCTTCGTTCGTGGTGAGTGCGCGGTGTTCGTTTTCGAGGCGGGTCAGGTGGGCTCGGGCGGTTTCTGCTTCCCGGTACGCGCCCGCGGCGCGGGCGGTGGCGTCCTCAGCGTCACGGCGGGCCTTGTTCAACGCCCGGGTCAACAACACACGCTCCGGGACCGGGGACACGACCGCGGTCACTTCGACCCCTCGTACTCGCCCACGACCTGGGATACCCGGGCGATCAGTTGGAGATCCCGCAGGCCGTTCTTGTAGTAGTCGTCCAGGAGGGTACTGATCCGCTCCATGGCCTCCTCGGCCGTCACTTGGCGGCCTCCTGCTTCAGGGCGCTGTACGCCCGCCCGCGCCAGTAGTCGCGGATGTAGCATCCGGAGTGCTCCCAGTCTTGGCCGCCCTGAGCGGTGAAGAGCTCGAGCGCCTTTGCGTCGACTCGCTCCCGCTCCTCCTGGGGGACGATGCGGCGGGCGGACCAGCACCCGTCGCCCTGGTAGTCGAGTTCGATCTGGTGCACACCCAAGCCAGCTTCTTCTGCAGCTTCCTGCATGGCGTCGCTTGCAGAGTCTGCAGCCGTGGCGGCGCAGTCGTCGGATTCAGTCATCCAGTCGCCGTCGATATTCCGGTGGAGGACGCCATGACGGGTGTACTCGCCGTCGTCTTCCTCGTCCTCCGTCGCGTTGTAGTCGGCGCACTCTTTGCACTCCCACCAGACGTTGCAGCTACCGCCCTCGGGGCATTCGGAGGTGAACTGCACCGAGTCGATGTACTGGTCCTCCGGGAGGTCCTGATCTGTATTCGGCATGGCTGTGACGGTGACGGTGTGAATGCTCATTTGGCCACCCCGAACTGGTAGTGCCGGCCGGGGATCAGCTGGGCGCCGAACACGTCGGCCAGGCGGCGGGTGATACGCCACGGGGACCGGCGGCGGGCGGTAGACTGGTTCATAGCGGAAGTTCCTTTTCCGTTCGTGCCCCCGGCTGTTGGTCCAGCGCGGGGGCTTCTTCGTTCGTGGTTACAGCTTACCAGAGTTTCCGTAGGATTCCCTAGAATTGGCTAGGTTTCATGCGGCGTGTCCAGCTCCCGGACCGTCACGATCAGCGCCGCCGACCCCTTCGGCCCCGGATACAGGAACGGGCCCTCCACGTACTCGTTGGCATCATCCGGGCACATCCCGTGATCAATGAATCCGTCCACGACGGCCTTGGCCGTGGGGTAGAAGTTCTGGGCGTCGTAGGTCCCGGCGCGTTCCTTCACGACCAGGCCGGTGATCTCCACCCGGCCCAGCCCGGTGGGCAGGCCGGCGGCGTCGGCCGCGTCCCTCGCGTTCTCCCGCCACCCCTTCCGGATCGGGGAGAGCACCCGCCAATGGTCCCGGTCGTTGCTGTTCAGCCACGGCTTCCGCTGGAAGATCTTCCCCGTCTTGCGCTTCGTCACCGGCTTCACCACAGGGGCCGGGACCGTCACCACCCACTCCCGCATCAGAAGCTCACCGCCCGGCGCTCCATGTCGTATCCCTCATGCCGTTTGCCAGGGGCGACCGTGTCCCCGGTCCACGGGAACGCCCCGGACCGGTACATCGTCTTCGGCCAGGCCCGGCCCGTCTCGCGGTCCCCGCGCCACCGCACCACATCCGCCGTCGTCCCTTCGTCGTCCCCCGGGGCGAGGCCGAAACCGAACTCCGGCCACCCCATCAGCGCCGCGGACCCACGCGGGGCTAGATCCCTTTGGCCATTGGACATCTTCGGGGCGTGCGCCTCGATGATCAGCACCAGCCCCCTGTCCCGCAGCGAGTCCAACGCCGCGATAACCGGGGCGGCCTCCTCGTCGTTCTTGATCGCCGTGGGGGAGAGCTTGTAGATCGGGCCGATGCACAGGATTTCCGGCTGGTGCTCGTCCACGAGCCGGTGGACCAGCCCGAGGTCCTTGTCTTTGCGGATGTCCATCCGGCCCTGGCAGTGAATGTGCAGGTTGTCCCGCGGTGACGCGGTGCCGTGCCTGGCGGCCGTGGCGGCCATCCGGGACGTCTGGCGCTGCCACTGCTTCACGGAGTTCTCCACGTCCACCACAAGACCCCTCACGGGCCGGATGTGGTCCAGCGTGGTCGGATGCACCCCGGCAGCGGCGCAGATCGCCATCTGCCGGATCCACGTCGTCTTACCCATGCCCTCATACCCGGTCACGACGAGCCGGTCGCCACGCTCCAGCAGGCCCGGGATGACCCAGTCCTCCACCGTGGCCGGCAGGTCCAGAATCTCACCCAGTGACATTGCCCGGATTGTCCGGTCGGTGGAGTTGTCCCGGATCGCCTTGAGTTCCTCGAGCATTTCGGACATCGTCTGCGCTGTCGGGACTTCCTCACTGGAGAGGTTCTGCATGAACCGTGCCGCGGCCATCGACATCCGCCGCCGGGTCGCGAGCTCCTTCACTTCCCGGGCATACACCGCCGTGGACTCCGCGGACCCGGCAAGAGCGGTCCAGTCGTGCAGGTCCGTGATCTGCACATCCCGCACCCCGGCCTGGGTAACCCGCGTCCACACCGTGAACGGTTCGACCACGTCGCCGGCCTTGTGCGTCTGGACGATGGCCCGGAACACCTCGGCCATGTTGCGGGAACGGAAGTCTTCCGGGGTTAGGACCTCGGCGGCGAACCGGATCGCATCCGCCGCGAGCATGCACGCCCCGATGACCAGCTTCTCTGGATCCACGCCCGGGTTCACTGGTTCGCCCAAGCGTACTGAGGCGTCACGTTACGCACCGGAGCGGCCTGCTGCTTGGGCGCGTTCCACTTCTGCTGGTTCCGCATCCACGTCTGCCATGCCCGGCCCCAGTCCTTCATGACTGTGCCCTTGGCGATGTGGTGGTCGATGAACTGGGACGTCTCCAGACGGACGTCAACGTTCGGGGTGTTCTTCCTCGCCCAGGCGAGCTGCAGCTCGGACGGAACGAAGCCGTCTGTGAGGCGTGAGCCCTTGGGGTTATCTTTTTGGGGTATATGGGGTTGTGTGCCAATAGGTGGCACGGCGGCGGTCGTTTTTGGCACGGCGGAAATACCACCAGTGTCACGCCGTGCCAAATTGTCACTGTGACAAATTGACACTCCTGGCAGCGCGTACACCGTCGTCTGGTACTCGCCCTGCCGGCCTTCCTTCGTGACCTCACCGGAAGCCACGAGCGCATCAATGGAACGCCACACAGTCCGCACAGACAGGCCGGTCATACGGGCGATAGACGGGGCCGACTGGAACGACTGGCACCCTTCACGATTCGCGGCGTCAGCGATGGCCAGCAGCACCAGCCGGTCGCTGCCCTTGGCTTTGGAGTGCTCCCACACCCAGGAGGTTGCTTGTACGCTCATGCGGCGTCCCGGATAAGGACGTGTGCGGTGGAGGGTTTGATCCCGTACGCGGCGGCAATGTCCTTCGTCGTGGCCTTCCCGCCCTCGACGAGCTTCCTGGCGGCGGGCCCGTAGATGGCGTTGATGTGCCGGCGCTGCTCGGCGATGAGGCGCAGGTCAGCGAGAGTTTCCACCTTCTCTATTGCGAGGGCGGTTGAGGGCGCGTTAGTATCCATGTATTCGACTCCTAATCCAGTCGGGTGATGGACCGCTTGTGTAGGCGCACAGGCGGTCTTTTTGTGCTTGGTTGGTACTTACTATTGTACCCGTCAATTACCTAGTTTTACCGAACAAGGTACGCGTGTCACTGCTCGGATTACCTAGCTTTCCGTTGTCAGGCAGCTGCCTTTCGTGCATTGCGGAGTGCAGTGGTGTAGTCGGCGTTCGCAACCCGGCACGGGGCGCACGCCGGCACCCCGTAGCGGCGGTGCCGGTGATACCCCGCATACGTCCCGCACTTGTCCGTATTGAAGTCCTCCGCCGCGACGTCGGCCCGGCGGCCCTTGGTGATGCCGGGCTGATTCCCGGAGTACACGTAGCTCATGCCGCCACCTGCTTGGCCCGGTGCTTCGCGGTGTGGTCCCGGGAGGCGTCCAGGCAGGGCCCGCACGCCGGAACCTTGTGGCGCAGGTGCCGGCAGTACCCGGCATAGGTGCCGCACGCGTCATCCCGGAAGCCGCGGTGCAGTTCCCTGACCTGCCCGGTCTTGACCCTGGCGGCGTAGTCGCGGCTGTAGGCGGCGTTCGCGTCCTTGCAGGGCTGGCACTTGGGCGTGCCGGTCCGGGCGTGCTGCTGGTAGCCCGGGTAGGTCCCGCACTTGGACGGGTCGAACACGATGACCTTGGGTTTCGGGCCCGGGGTGGAGGACAAGCGCACCGGTGCCGGGCCCACGTCCCGCAGGGTTCCCCTATAGACGTATCCCATCAGGCCGCCACCGCCAGAGCCAGTTCCGGGCGGCCGTTCGCGGCGAACACGGCGCGGGCAAAGCCCATCGGTGTGGCGCTGCGGAAGTTGGCCCGCTCCGGGCCAGGAGAGGCGAAATGGATCCGGTTATCCGGGGCGCCCCACAGCCGGGAATACGCCCGCAGCGGTTTAGGCATTTTGAAGCCCCCCCCCGGTCCACAAGCACGTTTTCTTGGTGTAGTGGTCGCCCGGTTCGTAGGCGGTGTAGTCGGCTGGGTGGAACGTGTGGGAAGGTTTGCCGAACGCGGACGCCAGCACGGAGACCGGGTTTTCCACGAACCACGGCGCCCCGGACAGCCGGCCAACAGTCCGGCACTGCTCAGCGACCATGACGGCCTTGGCCTGGAACATGCGGTCGACGGCGCGCTTGGCCTCAAACCAGCGGGCCCCACTAACGGCCATGTCGGTGCATGGAGGGAAGCCGAAAACTGCGGCGACCTCCCCGGCCCGGATCAGGTCCCCGATCGCGGGCATTGCATCCTCAACGGTGCCGGCGAACTTCGTTACTGGGCCCTCGGTGCGGGTCGTCACGTGCTGCGGGTCCACTAGGAACGCACGGTAGCCGGCGTCGACCCACGGCTGGACCATGTTCCCTGTGAGGTCGCAGAGGCTGATGACCGTCCGGGCGCTCATGCCGCCCGCCTGCGGCCGTTGATGAGCTCGTGGGCGCGGCCGGCGGTCACGCCCAGCGCGGACCCGATTTCGGCGTACGTGTTCCCGGCGGCCTCGGCCGCTTTGGCGGCTTCCTTGCGCTCAGCGGCGAGCCTGTCAATGGCGGCTTTACGGACCTTGTACCGCTTGGACACCTCACGCAGGACAATAAGTGAGTCCTGGGGTATTGCGGGCACGATGGAATTACCGTTATTGTTCTTCACAGGAGACCATTTCTCGTAGATGGCTTGCCCGTCAGTGTTCCAGCACCGGCGGGCTTTTTCTTTGGGCTTACAAGTACGAGTTTACTCCGTTTTCCCTAGGATTACCTACCCGACACGCGCAAAAATACCTGCCGTGTACTCAGGTATGGGGGAGGACTACCTAGAACACCCGGGCACGGCAAAGGACCCGCCCGGCGTGATGCCGGACGGGTCCCAGGGGGCTGCAGGGGAGCGGTTTAGAAGGGCGGCTCGGATTCAGGGCCGTTACCCCAGCCGCCGCCGTCCTGCTGGCCGCCGGGCGCCGCCCAAGGATCGGACTGGCCGCCACCTTCCCTTGCCGGCCGCACGATGATCCCGACGTCGCGGGCATTCACCTCGAGGGACAGACGAGTCGCACCTTCCTTGTCCTGCCACTCCCGGCTCCGCTCCGCGCCGGTCACGATCACCCGGTCACCCTTCTTCAAGACGTTGCCGAGAGCCTCACCCTTCTTGTCCCACAGAGCCACTCGGCGCCACGTCGTGCCGTCGTCGTCCCAGCCGCCCTGCTGGTTCTTCTTGGAGTGATTCTCTGCGAGGGAGAACTCCAGGACTGCCTTGCCGGACGGGGTGAACTTCAGGTTCGGTTCTCCGCAGTTGCCCACAATGGTTACGTCGCTCATTTACGCTGCTTCTTTCGTTTTGATGATGTTGTGCTGCAGGTCTGTGTAGTTGCCTTCGTCGTCCAGGTGGACGAACCGGCCGATGCGGGGGATGTAGACGGGCCGGGACTCGATCTCGTGGTCACTCCGGAGTTTCCAGCCGTTGAGGCGAGCCTGTTCGGCGAGGTCCGGCATGGCCTCCACGAGCATGTTCCACCGGGCGCACACGAGGAGGCCGTTCGCGACCCGGTTGCGGGACTTCACCCCACCATGCCCCCGGCCCTTCCTGTGGTGGTGGACCAGGTCCCCGACGCACTCGCCGCCGGCGCCGTGGACCACGCAGCCGAGGTCACGGGCGGCGATGAGGATCTTCTGCTCCCGGGTGAAGCCGTTGTTCTTGCTCATGCGGCCATCGCCTGCCCGGCGCCCTGGGCGGACCATTCGGACCGGATCGCGGAGTTCAGGGATCGGCCGATGTCCAGCCGGTCCCGAAGAACCCGGATGGACTCCCGCGCCGCCCGGAGCTTCTGGTCGGCGATCTCCGCGTCCAACTTCGCCGCCTCGGTGTCGAGGACGGCGGTCTGCTTCCGCAAACCCTCCGCACCCTGCGCGGCGATGAACGCCCGGGCGAACGCCACTTCGAAGCGGGCCCGCGCCCGGACGGCTTCCTCGTCCAGGCGCGAGATCTCGTTCTGCTTCGCGTCGAGGTCCCGGCCCAACTGGGCGAGGGTCAGGACGACGTCGTTCGTAGTGGGGGTGTTCATGCCGGGACCTCCATCATGACCGTGTGGCCAGACTTGCCCTCCGACTTCGCGGCTGCGGCGAGCAACCGGGATGCGAAGTCGCGGGCCTGCTCAGCGGTCATCCGCATGTAGATGTTGTCCGGGAGTTCGACGAGGACGGTTTTAGTGGCGCGTACCGGAACGATCTTGACGGCGTGGATGACCTCGCTCACGCTGCAGCCTCCGTCCGGGCGGGTTCGATCTGGGGGAGCGCGGAGCCAACCGTCAGGTCGTTCAGCAGGCCGCGGCGGTAGGCCATGGCGATCTTCTCCCGGCCGTCCTTCGCATAGGTGATGGTGAAGGAGGACGGTGCCTTGCCCGCCACGCGGCGCACTCCGGGGATGGCTTCACCGGTTTCGACGTCGATGAGCTCGCCGTCGTCGCCCTCGATCGCGGACTTGATCTTCTCCGCCAGCCAGGACGGGCGGACCCGCTTCACCGTCCGCGCCGCCACCGCCGGGATCACCTCGACGTCGACCCCGCCGTTCTCCTCCGCCCACTCAAACAGGGCCGCCTCATCCACCGTCTGATCCGACGGCTTACCCTCCGGCAGGGTGATGTTCCCGACCTTGGTCCCATCCGGCAACACCACGGCGAAGGACTTGGTGCCCTCCTCGTTGTACTTCTCGAGGAGCTGCTCGAGGTGTTCGCCGCGGGCGTCCTTCATGAAGTCCGCGAGGGCGTCGGCGAAGGTTTTCACGAGCGCGATCCGAAGGTTGTCAGCTTTGATACTCATCGGGTGATCCTGTCCATATCGTTGTGGGTGAAGAGTTCTTTGCGTCGTTCGATCACGGCGGCCTCAGCCTCTGCGATGGTCGCGAAACTGCCGACGTTGTAGGAGCGGTTGTTGTGCTTGACTCCAGCCGCCCAATGCCCTCGACTGCTGATCCACGAGACGCCGCGAACTCCGGATGAGTTCCCGCGTTGCGCGCCGTGCCTGTTCTCCTGGTTCTGCTTCGGGGTTACCTGCCGTAGGTGGCCCGGGTTCACGCACCCGCGGTTGTGGCACATGTGGTCGATGAACATGCCCGGATCGATTGGCCCGTGGTGAAGTTCGTAGGAGTAGCGGTGCGCGCCCGTCATGCGGCGCTTGACTCCAAAAAGCCCATAACCGCCGTTGCACTTAGCCGCCGTCCATTCCCAGCAGCTGTCAGTCTTTTCGACTTTCCGCCAGAACAGTTCTTCCGTAGTTGCCCTCATGAGGTCCCCCTAGGATCGTGCGGCCAGCGCGGCGCCGGCGGCGTTGATTTCTTCGATGATGTTCTGCGGCGCGCCCATGCCGGTGGCCTTGGCGTGCAGGTCCCGGAGCAGGTCGATGCTGTTCCGCGCCTTGCCGAGTAGTTCGGACCAGTCCGGCATGTCGTGCCGGTACTGGCCCAGGGCCGAGGCGGCGGCGTTGGTCGGCTGGTAGCTGGCCCGTTCGTAGGTGTGCTCGTCCGGGTCTTTGTCGTCCGTGGGGAGCATGAAGGTCTGCAGCAGGCAGGTCCGGAGCGCCACAGACATGGCCTTGGCGGTGGCCTTGTCGCCGAGGTCGAAGGATTCCGCGACAACCTGGGAGGTGAACGAATCGCCCTCGGGGCCGACGAACGTGTAGTCCACGACGACGACCGGGGAGGTGGCGGTTTTGCCGCCGGAGAGGGCCTTGGACCCTTCGCGGTGTTCGACCTTGGACGGGTAGACAGTCAGGCCGTGCTTGCGCATGGCTGGGGAGAGCGCGTTCACGACGGCGTCGATCCCGCGGAAGTTGAAGTTCTGCTGGGAGTTCCGGCCGTCCTTCTTGACCGCTCCGACGTCGCCCATTACGGCGGTCACTGCTTCGAAAACTTTCATGCCATCACTCCGTGGTTCGTTTCGGGTGCGCCGTCTTTGTCGCACACACAGTTACAGGTGTCTTGTTCGCAGTCCTCGCAGGTGTAGAGGCCGCGGCAGTAGCAGGGGCTCATGCGGCGCCGAGCCATTCGTCCTCGGCGGCGTCCGCCAGCTCGTCGGCTTCGCGGGCCCGGTCGGCGGCGTCAGCGTTGATCGCCCAGGCAGCCCAGACGCCGGCGCCGATCACGCCGAGCATCAACAGGAAGGCGCTCATGCCGCCAGCTCCCAACGGGACTTGATGGTGCCGAGGATCAGGCCGATCTCCCAGAACATGGTGATCAGGAGGGAGTTGCGGACGTGGTCGGTGTTGTCGACGGTGCCGGCGTCGTTGACGTCGAGCTGGTCGTGGGTGCCGTTCTCGACCGTGCGGAGCTCGTTCGCGTAGGCGACGAGGGTGTCGATGTCCGTCCACCGGAGGTCCGTGTCGGTGAGGTAGGCCAGGCGGCGGGTGAGGGTCTGGAGTTCGTCCTCGGACGGGCCGTGGGCGGAGGCTTCGGCGGCGAAGTGGTTGACCTCGGCGAAGACGATGTGGGCGGCGAGGTCCTTGTCGAACAGGTAGCTCGTTGGCTTGTTGGTTTTCGTGATCATCAGACTGCCTGCCGATCCAAGTCGTTGTGGGTGTGGAGCTCGTTGCGCCTTGCGACCACCGCTTCCTCTGCGTCAGCGATCTTGCGGAAGTAGCCAACGTGGTTCTGGCGGCCGTTGTGCCGCACCGTGCCCTTCCAGCGGCGCTGACGCTTCGCCCAGGTGACTCCCCGGACGCCGGACGTACTATCGGAGGGAGCTCCGCCGCGGTTCTCTCCGTTCTGCTTCTGCGTCACAGCCCGGAGGTGTGCTGGATTCATGCAGAGCTTGTTGTGGCAGATGTGGTCTACGACGAGGCCGGCCGCGATGGGGCCATTGGCTTCGTAGTAGGCCACGCGATGTGCGCCGATAGGGGCGTTTACGCCAGCGATGGTCGTCGCGAACTGACCGTATCCGTTGCTGGATACGCTGGCCGTCCAAAGCCAGCAATCGCCGGTCTTGTCGACCTTTGCCCAGAACCTCTCCGGGTTATAGTGGATCTCGATCACCATTTGCTCCTAGCTCTCTGGTGGTTGTGAGGTCCGGAAGTTACCGCTTCCGGGCCTCTTTGCTTATGTACCTAGCATACCCTAGGTTTCCCTAGGTTTCCACATCAGAATGCGGAAATTGGGCAAAAAAATATCCGCGGCCCGGTAATCCAAGGGAATTCACCGCTCCCACACCCCAACCGGGCGCCGCTCCACCACATACCGGCCCGGGTGCTCATCAATCCACGCCTGCGCCTGGGACTCCGTATTGAAGCCCAATGCCGCGGTCACATCCCCGGCCATCACCGCGTACTCCCACCCGGCCGCGAACACCCAGCCGAGGCGGCCCACCGCGCCGACCGCCGCCGCGGCCTGCAGGTCCAACAGGTGGTCCGGTGTGCCGGCCGCGCCCTCCGCGTCGTTGATCGCCTGGCGGACCGCAGCGAACAACAACTCCTCCGGCGTCATCCGTAGACCCTCGGCTGCTTCTTCCGGTAATCCTCAACATCGGACCAGGGGATCCGGATCGGGGAGTTCCGCTTCCCGGCCCCGGTCTTGTACGCGCCGGGGAAGGTGTTGGCGCGGGCGAGTTCCCGGACGGTTTCGGGGTGCAGGCCGAGGTGTTCGGCGACTTCGGCGACCTTCGCGTCCCCGCTCATGCTGACGGCTCCAGCGTCGGCAGGGTCGCCCGGAGCAGGGCAGCATCCTCGGCGGCCGTCTCGATGGCTTCGGAGAAATGGGCGTGCGCGGTCGCGAATCCCGCCATGGTGGCGATCCAAAACCTCTTAGCCGGCACCTGCACGGCGCAGCAATCGTCCTTGCACTGGTACACCTTGATGGGCTTGCTCATGCTGCTTTCCTTTCCGCCCGGCAGTCACAGTCCGGGGTGTGGTGGGTTCGGGTGACCTGGATGTTCCCGGTCCATTCGGTGAAGGTCAGGCACGCGCTCACACGGCCACCTCCCAGACGCGGCAAGCCCCGCCGGAACGTCCCGGGCGGCGGGACTGGTGATACCCGACCGGACGGATCAGCCCGTCCTTGTACGCGTTCCGGAACAGCGGGCCCCACATATTCGGGTGCGGCGGGTCCCGGAGTTCTGCCTTCTCCGTCAACGCGTACGCGTCGAACGGCTTCCCCTCGGCAGCGACCTTCTGCAGGGCCTCCGCGGCGTCCGCTTCCCAGTCCAGATCCTCGAGGGCGATTGCCTGCGTCATGCTGCTGCCTTCTTCCTGCTGTACTCGGCGATGTCTTCTTCGGTGCGTTGGGCGCGGGCCTCGGCCAGGATGCCGGCGAACTCCTCCGGGCTAAGCGGAGTGAAGCGGATCCGCTGCCCGCCGGTCGGGGCGCCCAAGGTCCCGCGGGGGATGGGCTGGGTGGACAGGTTCCGGCGCGTCCCGCGCTTCTGCGCCTCACTCACCAGAGGGCTCCGGCATCGCTATGGACGATGTTTTGCCGGGACAGTAGATGGAGCGGTTCGCGTTGTGCTGCCACGAGTCCCAAACCTGAGACCAGACCAGCGCCTGATCACACATTCGGCAGGTCGCCTCCCATGCGTTCACTCGGCCACCCCAAGAGCGTCGGAAACGACGGTTCGGATGCGACGTGCAGCACCGTCCAGCGCCCAGTCTTGGCTGCTGAATGCGCCCTCTACGCCCTCTGATGGATGCCACGGGTGCTGGTTCGTATCGCACCACTCCAGCACTGCTTCGACAGCGGCAAGCAGGATAGCGCGGTCTTTCGGAGCCGCGAGGCCCGGCGTCCCATGCGTGGCGTAGGCAGTCGCCCGCTCCCGGATTCCGTCGAGGGCGCTCATCGGGCGACCTTCACGGCGGGCCTGCGGATCTTGTCCGGGTCCACCCCCAGGTAGCGGGCCACCTTGATGAGCTTCCCGTCAGGGATGGGCCGGATGCCGGCTTCGATCCGGGAGATGCTGGCCTTGTTGCTGTAGCCGGCGGCGGTCGCGAGTTCGAGCTGGGACATTTCCTTGTTGATGCGCAGCTGCCGGATGAGGCGGCCGGTCTTGGCGGGGTCGGTGTCGTTGTGGCGGCGGGGCTTGTACGGGCGTTTTGGTTTTGTGGTCATACAGGCATTCTAGGGAAACCTAGGGAATCGCGCAAGTAATCCTCCCCAACCCGTGTTTTCGAACGCCGGAACTACAGGGATGTAATTTTCGAACACGTGTTCGAATAACCGGAAATGTGCGCCTTCCAAGGGAAAGCTCAGGAATCAAATCCACTTGTAAGGGCAAACAAAGTAGGTGACGATGTCACTGTGAACGCAGAAGAAGCCCTCCAAACCATCGCCCGCCTCATCAAAGACGCCCGCCTCGAAACCGGCGTCTCCCAAGTCGCTTTCGCCAAAGAAGCGGGCCTCGACGCCAAGACCTACGCAACGATGGAAAAGGGCACCCGCGTCCCCACGGAGAACAGCCAACGCAAGGTAGAACGGGCCCTCAAATGGCGGGCCGGGTCCATCAAAAAAGTCCTCGACGACGCCGCCGACATCCCCGCCGGTTCCGTCACCGTCGCGACCATGCGCGAAGGTGCCGGGGAGGCGACCTGGGCAGACCTCGACCGGGAAGAAACCGCCTATCGGGAAGGCCCGGTAACCCGCGCCAACCAGCTCACCGACGAGGAACTCCTCGCCGAGCTAACATATCGATTCCGTAACTATAAAAACCGGTTTATCGCCGGAACTTAGAACACTTCCACGACCTTCCCAGCAAGTACACAGACCACTGACAATTACGGAAACCTACGGAACCATGTAGCCTGATCCCGTCAACCCCCAGCCGCGGGTTGGATTCATAGTGAGGGCCACTACATTGCTTCAAAACACGCCCCTGGGGGGACTGCACGAAATCAGCTGCGACCGGTCATCGAAGATGCACGCCGCCGCACACAACTATTACGGGACCGACTGCCCGATAGGGTGCGACCGGGCCGCCGCGTGGGCGGCCCGGCGGCTCATCACACCCCGGGCGCTCCTCAACGCCGCCCGCGCCGAATACCGGGTCGAGATGATCGCCACCACCCTGAACGTCGCCCCGGCCGACGTCCGCGCCTACATCGCCGACCTCGACGTCGACGAATGGCTCATCATGCAACGCCTCATCGGCCACGAGCTCGTGTAATGGCCCGCGTTGACGACCGGTGGCTGACGAAGGCCGGGGCACGAACCGCGCTCTACGGGAAAGGTTCCCGGTGGCAGGCCGTGTGGACCGAGGCCGGCGGGGAGCGGAAGAAGTCCTTCAAGACGAAAGACTCCGCCAAAGCGCACCTGACGAGGATCGACCATGAGCAGCGGTCCGGGACCTACGTCTCCAAGGACCTCGGCAGGGTGTTCGTCCGGGACCTCCTCCCGGACTGGGTCGCCGCGCAGGCCCAGCTGAAACCGTCCACCCTCGCCGCCACTCGCTCCGACGTCCGCGCCACCATCGCCCCTTACTGGGGGAAGTGGATCCTGGCCGACATCCGCCGCGCCGACGTCCAGGCATGGGTGTCCGGGATGGGGAAAGCAGCCCGGACCGTCGACACCATCTACGGCCGGTTCCGGTCCTTCCTCAACTGGTGCGTCGAAGAGGGCCGCATCACCGCATCCCCCGCCAAAGGGGTGAACCTTCCCCGGGGCGTGAAGCGGGAGCACATCTACCTCACCGTCGCCGAAGTCGGCCAGCTCGCCGACGCCATCACACCCCACTACCGGGACCTCGTATGGTTCCTTGCGACCACCGGGCTCCGCTTCGGAGAGGCCGCCGAACTGCGAGTGAAGGACGTCCACCTCCGGCGCCAGCGGATCCGGGTGGCCCGGTCCATCACCGACGTCGAAGGCCGGATGCTCATCGGCCCGCCAAAGGGTGGCAAGGAGCGTGACGTGCCCGTGACCGCGTTCGTCTCCCGTCGGCTGGAGGCCCGGCTGCAGGGTAAGGGTAGGGAGGACCTGCTGTTCCCGACACCGCGGGGGAAGGCGATGAGATCGAACAACTTCAAGCGCCGAGACTACGACAACGCGGTCCTCGCCGCCGGCCTCCCGGCTGGGCTGTGGGTGCATGACCTCCGGCACACCGCCGCGTCCCTGGCCATCCACTCCGGCGCCTCCGTGAAGTCCGTCCAGCGCATGCTCGGCCACGCCTCCGCGAAGATCACCCTTGATGTGTATGCGGGGCTTTTTGATCAGGAACTCTCCGACGTCGCCGCCCGGATGGATGACCTGATCACCGCATCCCAAATATTGGCCCTCCCAGATTCCTCCCAGACCCTCGAAAACTCCGCGTGATGTAGGCCAATACCCGCACGTTTACACCGTGGATGTCATCGGTTCGATCCCGGTAGGACCCACAGAATTACCTACCCCGCCAGTCCGGCAAGTTCCGCGGATTGGCGGGGTTTTTC